GTTATGGCGAAAGCTACACTATTGAGGGCTGGTGGTCTGACTGGGGCCACCTCACGACTATTGACATCAACCTTCCTGTATTCACAACTTGGTTGCATGACGCTGAGTTCAAGGAGCCGACAGAGATTATTGAAGAAGATGAGTATTTCGCTCGTCTCCCAGGTGACTGCTTTTGGGAGGAGTTCCTGCTGGCCGTTCTTAAGGACGCTCAGTGGTGCAGCACCTTTGAACGACTCAATAAAGACCTCGACTGGGCACTTAAGGGAGAAAACAATGCTGAATGACGAACAGTTTGACGAACTTGCGGATAAGCTGCTGAAGGTGCTTGCCCCGAAGCTGGGTGTCGAACTTGAGGAAGAGCAACCTAAGTCTGCCATTGTCGTTCGGGACAAGGACGGCGAAGAGTATGATCTCGAACAGTGCGCTATCGGACCTTGTGTCATCACAGTTGAAGGTAGCTACTACTCCCATGTTGAAGAAGGTATCCCTGGTAATGATGATTACAAGGACTACTGGATGAGCACTTGGGGTGATAGGTTCAGCACGAGGGAACTCGCAAGTATCCTTACGGAACTCGGTGGAGACTTCGAGGTCATTCAGGACTGATACACTGATCGGCCTGAGACAGCGCGCCTCTGATCTCAGGAATAGGTAACTGAAGGGTTCGTCCTTTCGGGTACCGGCCTTGCACGTGGGTTCAAAATACGTGAGGACTCATCCCCCTATCGACTAACCCTCGGTAGGGGGATGATACTATACACCTATGGCTAAGCAGATTTTCTTCGATGATTTCACTGGTGACTCACTTAATACATCTATGTGGTCACCCACCTGGGGTAAGTTCGATCCCGATAAGGGCACTCAGATGCGTTTTTCGGACAAAAATATCTCTGTTGCGAGAGGGAACCTTAAACTGACAGGGACTGTTGCCGAGGGCACTGATGCTGAGAAGGCACCATTCTTGTCGGGTATGGTGAGTACGCGCAAGCCAGATAAGGGCGAGGTTCTTTTCCAGGCTAAGGGACAGTTTATTCTGTCCGTGCGTGCGCAGATGCCCTATGCTTTCTCATCTTGGCCTGGTATCTGGATGACTGGCACTAAAGGTGACTGGCCTGCTTGTGGCGAGATTGATGTCATTGAAGCTAAAGGCTGGCAGTCCGACGATTACCAGATGAACACTCACACTCCACGCGCCGGTGACGCTACTGGCACTAAGAGCCAGCAGTTTGCGAAAACTTTTAAGAAGTCTGGTTCCACAGGGAAAATCAATATTAAAGATTTCTTTCATACTTATAGCGTTGTTAAGCTCAATGAGCTTATTCACTTCTATTGTGATGGTCGGATCATCCACACAGTTAGGTACTCTGATATGGACAATCCGACACCTTTTACTAATCCTGAGAATGGTTGGGTTATTCGTTTGTCTTATATTATTGGAGGCCAATTCCTGGATTCTGGTGGCACAGAAGAAGGGCACGACAAGTACGTTGATGCGACAAAGTTTAAGGAACAATTCCCGTCATCTATGCTTGTTGACTATGTGCGTGTTATTAGCCTTGATGAGCCGGGGACAGTAGATGTTCTCTCTGATGGTATTGACCTTGCTAGTAAGTACGCATACGTTGCACCGCAGCCCCAACCTGAGCCGCCAGTTGTAGTGCCTCCAACACCGCAGCCCCCTGTCGTGGTGCCGCCGACTCCCACTCCTGAACCGACACCTGCACCTGCACCTGCACCTAGGCCGAATGACTGGGTGCGCGAAGAAGTGGCCCTAGTATTCATCATGCTGTGAGTAAAGTCACGCTGTTATACCTTGTAAGTTGTTCAGTCTGTCAGATACACTAAATGTTGTCAGCCCGGATAACTACGAAAGGACCATTAACACAATGAAGAAGTTTATTGCGACAGCCGGTGTCGCACTACTGATGACTGCCCCGGCAGCGGCCTACGCTGCTGACACCACCCCTGAGATCAAGGCCGAGGTCACCAAGGCAACGTCCGCGTCTCGACAGACCTCTAGCGAGGTCAATGTGGCCGGAACCTGGACCACCGAGCGACTGGCTGTCGGCCAGCAGTTCACGGTCACCAGTAAGGACGGCGGCTTCAAGTGGAACGCTAGTTTCCCATTCGCTCTCAATGGCGGCACTGTCGTTGGTGAGTGCAACGCCGATCAGGCGACGCTGACCTGCAAGGTCACTGAGGTGCCTGAGTCTTATAAGGATAAGACCAATGTCAGTGGTACGTGGTGGGCGCGAGCCAGGCTTCAAGATGCCGCTGTCGGCACTAACGAGGGTACGATCACCCTCAATGGTGAGGTCGTCAAGAAGCTCATCTGGGGCGACGCCGAAGGCACCGGCGTCTGCACTAAGGACTGTGATAGTCCGGCCCACTTTGAGTACGCTCGACCCGAGAATCTGAAGTTTGGCTGGGGGAACGACAACGGTACTGTCGGCTGGGCGATTAAGTGGGTTGCTAACGCCGGTGTCGAGTACACCGTTAAGGACTTCGACACCACTCTCGGCACGTCCGTGCGATGTGCGACGACTGATACATGGGACCCCGCTACGACTAAGGTTATTGACGCTACTCGAATCGACAGTAACATGGTCAAGTTCGCAGCTCCTGAAGGGTCTAAGGTCTGCATCACTTACCCACCAGAGCAGATGCGGGTGCCTGAGGGCAAGTCTTCAGTTACCAACCACGCTGAGGTGAATGGCCTCAAGCTGGAAGCTACGGCGACCATTCGCTCTAATGGTGGCACTGATGGTGATGGCTCTGTGAAGCCGACCCCGACTCCTGCACCGAACCCTTCTACTGAGCCGTCCGAGCCGACGCCCACGCCTTCGGATGAGCCGACGCCCACGCCGACCCAGACACCTTGCACGATCCACCCCGACCGAGACAAGGACCGCGTGCCCTGCAAGATCGAGCCTGTCCCCGCGCCGACTAAGGCTACGCCTGCACCGGCTAAGCCCGCGCCAACGATTGAGGCCCCGAAGGCCAAGCTGGCCAAGACTGGTGCTGCCTCTGAGGCTGCTGTGATTGGTATTCTGTCGCTGCTGTTCGGTGCGGCTATTGTGGCCGTGGCCTGGTTCGTTGGCCGATACGGTACGACTCGCTGACACATAAGTAGAGGGCCAGTGCTGGTTAGTGCTGGCCCTCTATCTTGCCCTGATAAATAACACAAAGGAGAACCAATGCGACCACAACGACAGCACTATAATGATGCTGGTTTCGACCTCTCTACGAAGACATCCGTCGTCATCTACCCGGGTGAGACGGTCTTCGTACCAACAGGGTACTGTCCAGACAAGCATGACATCCCCGACGGCTCTGTCGGCCTTGTCTTTGCCCGTTCGTCTTTGAGCAAGAAGAGACTACTCCTCGCCAACGGTGTCGGCGTCATCGACGCCGGATACGAAGGTGAGGTCATGGTTGCTCTGTGGAACACAAGCAAGGACACCCCTGTCGTGCTGGAAGAACATGAGCGTATTGCTCAGATCGTCATCGTCAGACTAGAGGGCACCTCGGCTCTCTACTCACAACCACCCATCAAAGCAGATAAGAAGCGCGGAAAGGGTGGTTTCGGATCAACCGGAAAGGTTAACTAATGATTGACGTTTACTCCAAGCCCCGCTGCCCTCAATGCACGGCTACGTACCGCAAGCTGAAGGCGCTTGGACTGCCATTCAATAGCATCGACGTAACGGAAGATGCGGATGCACTGGCGTTTATCCGTGCACTGGGTTATCAGCAAGCACCTGTCGTCGTTGTGTATGAAGGTAAAGCCATTAAGAAACACTGGTCTGGCTTCCGACCGGACCTCTTGAAGAAGGAGACACAGAATGACTAAGGTTACAGACCCTATTAAGCTCGAAGAAGCGCGCGCCCGTATGGCTAAGGCTCGTGCCGCTCGTGCCTCAATGAAGCATCCAGATAGCGTTGAGCAGCGTGTGGGCACTGTTCGACAGCTTGCGGTACGTCAGTTCACTGACGCGGGCTTGTCAGCAGCAGATGACGGAAAACTGCTTGGCGCTGATTCTCCGCGTTATTACTACAATAAGCTGGTTAAGGGATCGTTGACCCTAAAGGACATGATCTTGTTGGGGGACTACATGCCTATTGACTGGACGCTGATCTTCAAGTCTGTTCGGCAGCCGAAAGATGTTCTGCGGCCTGTCGATGTTGAGGCAGTGCCTATCGACATGGGGTTCTCAGAGCCTGGTGATAACCCATTCGCCGATTACTTCACTGAAGTGGACGGTGCGTGATGGAACCAAGTCTGTTGGAGTTCGCGCGGACTTTCGATATCGGCCCGATCAAGGTCATCCGGTGCTTGTGTCGTGCTGGGTACCTAAAGCGCGGTTATGGGTCTAAAATGCCTACTGAGAAGGCTAAATGCCTTCTCGGAGTGCGTACCGTTGTTACCAACGGCGGGAAGCGGAAGAGTTATCATAGGCAAGTGTTTGTGACAGACGAGGGTATTCAAACACTTACTAATGTCATCAATGCTGAGCAGTCGTATATGGGTCCTTGGGAGATTAAGTGATGAACTGGAATGAACTTTCTGCTGATGTGAACATGTGGATCGGCAACTTCGATGAGGGACGTGGTGGTTTCGCCCTTGATCGTGTTGTCATCCACCACAATGCAGGTAAGGCTATGACACATGCTGGTGTGTATGGGGCCTTCACTAATAATGGAACTTCCGCCCATTACAACGTTGACATCGACGGCAACATCTGCCAATTCGTACATGATTCCGACACAGCATGGCACTGCCCTGGTGTGAACAAGAAGAGTATCGGCATCGAGCACGCAAACTGCTCTGGTGCTGAGGGCGGATGGGATGTCGGGGATGAGACCATCGACGCGGGTGCCCATCTGACTGCTGCTATCTGTCGTGCGTATGGTCTTGGTCGTCCTGAGTGGCGCTCCAACGTGTTCCCCCACTCGGACTTCTACTCGACTGCCTGCCCGGCTTCCTTGCGTGACAAGTACTCAGGCGAGTACATCGAGAAGGCGCAGGCGTACTACGACAATCTTGATGCTGAACTGCTCAACAAGGAAGGCTGGGTGTCGCAGGACGGCGGTTGGTGGTACCGCCTTGAGGACGGCTCGTGGGAGACTGGCTGGTTCCCTGTTAATGACAAGTGGTACTACGCCAACGAGAAGGGTTGGTTGCAGGTCGGCTGGCAGCACATTGATGGTTACTGGTACTTCCTGCATAATGTCCACGACACACGTTATGGTGAGATGGAGACCGGCTGGATCAAGGACGGTGAGCATTGGTTCCTGTTGAACGATAAGGGGCAGATGCAGACCGGCTGGCAGTTGGATAAGGGCAAGTGGTACTACCTTGAGGAAAACGGCGCTATGCGTACCGGCTGGCTGTCGTACAAGGGTGATGACTACTTCTTCACCGACACCGGTGCTATGGCTGTCGGACTGTGCCAGACGCGCCTCGATGGTGCTTGCTCGATCTTCGGTGAGGACGGTAAGCTGCTCCATGGCCGCATCATCGTTGAACAAGACAGTAATGGAATCGTGAAGCTGGTAGAATCTAAGTAACACTTACTTAGGAGGTACTGGACATGGTTCCTGAAGTCTTGACTACAGATCGAACGAAGTGGGCGGTGTTGACGCCGGAACGTCGTAAGGCGATTTACGGCATCGTTGCAGCATTGCTGGCCATTGGCGTCGCTTATGGGTTTGTGGCCCCTGAGCAGTCGGCACAGTGGCTCGACGTGGCTGATAAGCTGCTGGGCCTTGTGGCATTGCTCTTGGCAGCGTCTCATACTGGTGGCACGTATCTGGCCCCGTCCTATGGCACTCCTGACGCTGAGTGACATTTAGTGTGGACACCCCCTACTTGTTGGTAGGGGGTGTTCGCTATAATAAGGGCTATGAAGAATCTACTTAGTACTATGTCAGAGCCAAGGTCGGTGACGGCGGTGATGGTGGTTATCTACACTGCTATCTCGATTACTGGTCTTGGCTTTATTACGAGCTACAGTTCGCTTCCGTGGGTTATCACCCTCGCGGGAGTACTAATGGCTGTGTCCGGGATTATGGGCGCACCATCAGCATGGTTAGGGTCCTGGTGGCTTGAAGGCCCCGCTGCGCTTGTCGCTGTAGTTGGCATTATGTTGGTGTCAATTAATGAGTTTGTGCTGACCACGGCACATGTTCGCTGGCCGCTCCATGTTATTATTTTGTCAGTAATTATTGCTTTGTTCTTCCTGGGGCGTGCTCTGCGTGTGTGGCCGTATTCGTATCGGCCTGGGGTTCTGCCGAAGAGTGAGCTAGAGAAGGCTGAGGAACAGTACAATAAGACAAGACAGGAATACCTTTCAACCGTTAGTGAGTAACAAGGAGTTAGCATATGAACACGGCACTAGTGGGCTTGGTGTGCTCTGCCGTAACCCTTGTTATCAAGGCTATTATCGACATGTGTGTAGATCGTTATAAGAAGGCCAGAGAAGTCCAAGAGGCCCGTGACGATCTGGAAGACGAGCTGCGCACGCAAGCGTTCCTGTGGAAGGAACATGCTTATGCTGTGCGTGTCGCTGCTGTTCAGGCTGGTGTGAAGGTAGAGGACCTGCCTTCGGTGCCGAAGGAGGATTGATGCTGTTTATTTGGTTCCTGGTGGGTCTTGCAGTTGGCTTGGCTGCTGGCATTGCAGGTACGTATATGTACCTGGACAACAAGTTTGAGAAGACTGTGAAGGATGTGCTCAATGATGTCGCAGAACAGCTCGCGCAATTTGCTGACGAGTGACGACCCAGAGCTGCGTGGCAAGCGCGACATGGCCCTGTCGCTGCTGAAGCGCGGCACTGAGCGAAACAAGATCATTAAGGCGACAGGCTTCACGTCTGAAGAACTGTTCATCATCGAGCAGTCATACTACGACAGCCGACAGGAGCTATCGCCTCGCAATCAGCGTATCAAGCAGCTTGATCGCCTCGATGCGCTTGTCGATATGGCTTATAGCCAGATTGAGATGTTCGGTCTTGCTGATGAGAAGGGCAACTGGGGTGCGAACCTTCAAGGCCTTCTTGCGGTTTTGCGTGAAATCTCCGAGGTTGCGAACTTGAAGCGTCAGACGGTGACTCATGAGATTCGCGTGATCGAAGAAAAACAAGTGAATGTCATGCTGTCGTTCACTACTCAGGTGTTGGAAGAGTACACGGCCCTCATGTACCCACACCTGTCGGCTAAGGCAAAGCGCGCCCTAGAGACGAATAAGGCTGACTGGTTTTCTCAGGCTGTAAACAAGCCTGCCGCTTTGCTTGAAGCGACTGTGGAAGTTGAGGGTGAGTAATGCTGCCCTTCGGTGCTGTAGCCAAGAAATTCTCAGATGCCCAGCGCCTTGAAGTGTGGCGTAACAACCCTGCCAAGTGGGCTGAGGACCACGGCCTGTTCATGTGGTCTAAGCAGCGTGAAGTTTCACAGTCTGTTGTTCAATATCAGAAAACCCTTGTGGTTACTGGGAACGGGGCGGGAAAGAGTCGTTTGTCAGCTACCCTTGTGAACTGGTGGGTGGACACCCACCCTGTCGATGACACGACAGTCGTCACCACGGCAACAAACTGGAAACAGGTCCGAAATGTCCTGTGGAAAGAGATTCCCCGTGTCAAGGCTGTCGCTGGTATCCCCGGCAAGGTTAACGCCGATGCAACATGGAAGATGGGCGACCGACAAGACCCTATCGCCTTTGGTATGAAGCCAGACGATAAGGACGAGTCTGGCTTCCAGGGTGTCCACGACCAATACGTCCTCGTGATCATGGACGAGGCCGGAGGCATCTCCAAGGAAATCTTCACCGCAGCCGACGCCATCACGACGAACAAGTTTGCACGCATCCTGGCCATTGCTAACCCGAATGACCCATCGTGCTACATGGCAGAGGTCTACAAGCGCGAGATGCGCCTGAAGCCTGAAGAGCGCTCCTGGAATATCATCCAGTTCGGAGCATACGACACGCCTAACTTCACGGGCGAAGTCGTACCTGTCGAGGTTGCGACTCGTCTTGTGCAGGTTGACTGGGTTGAGGCGCGTAAGAAGGAATGGGGCGAGGATGACCCTCGTTTTGTCGCGCGTGTCCTTGGTGAGTTCCCTGACGTGTCTGACGACGGCCTGTTCAACATGGGCCGTGTCATGCAGTCGATGGAGGCGTACGACACCTCGGAGCCGGACGAGGGTATGCCGATCACCATTGGTGTTGACGTTGCCCGTTATGGCTCCGACAGCTCGGTGATTGTGTCGAACCAGGGTGGCTACATCAAGATTCATGGGCGCTACCAGGGGTTGAATGGTCCTGAACTTGCTCGTAAGGTTGGTGAGCTGGCAGTCGAACTCGGGGCTGTCGAGATTCGTATTGACGCGATTGGTGTCGGTGCGTCTGTGCTCGATAGCATCTACAACTTCGTGCCACCCAGCGTATCTGTCGTTGGTATCCACGGCAACGCAAAGTCTGGGGATAGCACGCGGTGGTACAACTACCGCGCTGCTATGTATGATCAGTTCGCTAAAGCTGTCGCTGATGGTCGAGTCTTCTTGCCGGATGACGATGAACTCCACAACGAAATCGCTTCGATTAAGTATGAGTATCGCGGGTCGGCAATGCTTATTGAATCTAAGGAAAACATGCGTAAGCGTGGCATTAAGTCGCCTGACGTTCTTGATGCTGTTATTTATGCGTACCAGAATATTGGAGCAATTATGGCTGGTGATTCAGAAGGCCAGTATTACTCGCCGGATGATCTGCTAGAAGAAGATGACCTCCTGGACTTCATGTTTGAGGAAGAGTTGTCGGTATTTCTAGCGTGATAGGATAATTAGCATGAAGTATGAGCAGACGTTTAGAGAGGCTATGGGGGCCTTTTCCGACACCCTAGCGCGTCTCAAGCGCGAAGACATTGGCTGGTTGCCTCTGTCTGCTGTCGAAGGCCCTGATTCTCTGATTACTCTTGATGTGATTAGGGATCATTCCGCGCGCGCACGTCGTTTGGCTACGCTTAACCCTATTGTGAAGCGTGGCTTGGTTGTCCGTAACGCCTATATGTGGGCAGACCCGGTTGTGTATAAGGGTGAGACGCGACCGGCCCGCAAGGTGATTGACGAGAACGCGAAGGCGTGCTTTAGTGTCCAGGCCCGTGTCCGCGATGAGCAGTCGTTCAACACGGATGGTTGCGTTATCTACTTGATCGACAAGGCGACGAAGACTGTTACGCCTGTTCCGCTCATGCGCCTTGGTGGTGTGGCGACTGATGATGCAACCGGCGATGTCGTTGCTCTGCTCATTAACCCTGTCGTGAGTGGTGAGCCACAGTGGTACATGCTGTGGGATCGAGTGGGTGTGAAGATCACCAAGTCTAACTACAAGGTGAACAAGCGTTTGACGGCTGTGTACGCGACAGTGAACCGGCTGATGTCAGAGCAATACGGCAAGCCTGATCTCATGAGCGCTATGTCGTATGCGCAGCGGTACAAGGAACATCTTGAGGTTGCACACCTCATGGAGAAGTCCCTGGCAAAGCTGGCCTTTAAGGCGACGAGCGTCAACTCCAGGCAGCAACAGGCCGTTCAGCAGCGTATGGCTGGTCCCGGTGTCGGTGGCACAGCGAACATCGGCGCGGGGCAGGACATCCAGGCAATTAACAAGGCCGGTGCTGGCATTGACTTCTCGGCTGGTACGCCTCTTGCGGCTATGGTGTCGGCTGCCCTTGATATCCCCCTGTCGGTGTTGCTGACGGACGGCTCTGCTGGTGGACGACAGGGCGCTGAGACTGCACTGGAAGACCCGACGTTTAAGGCGTTGGAACTGCGACGCCAACTGCACATCGACATGCTGAATGAGATTGCTGCGGCTCTCGGCATCAAGGTGTCGATTGAATACGGGTCAATTAACAATGACCAGACACACCGTCGTATTCAGTCTTTGACGCTTGCGTATCAGAATGGCGCGTTGCACCAGGTTGAAATGCGCTCCGGCGTCTTACAGTTGTTGAAGATTGCTGGGTCCTTGCCATTGGAGGATTTGCCTGAGTTGCCTTCTGAAGATGAGGGCAAGGACGAGGGCAATTCGACAAAGAGTGATGATGCTGAAGACGGGCGCGCAACAGGTGTTGGGCCAATGTCTGATGGTACAAACGACAACCGAGATAGGGGGACTGATGCTTAAGTTGCATGAGTCTACAGCGGCTATCGGTACTGAGTCTCTTGGTGAGGGAAAGTACCGCATCCGCATTATCGTGCCCGGCCAGGGTTCGAGTGGTATCTACACTGCTGAGAACCTGGCTGAGTCTGCGCCTTTGTTTAAGGCGGGAACTGAAATGTTCATCGACCACCCAACTGAGTCTGAGGAATGGGAGCGCCCCGAGCGTTCTATTCGTGACTATGCTGGCGTGTTTCTTGAAGACGCGACAGTAGGGGAAGACGGCGCACTCTACACCATCTGTAAAGTATTCTCAGGTGTGAATGAAGTTATCCGTGATAAGTGGGAGCACATTGGTGTTTCCATTAACGCCTGGTGCAACGAGCCAATTGCGGAAACAGGTGTTGTTCCTGTTTTTGCTGGTGTTCGCTCAGTTGACTTCGTTACCACGCCCGGTGCGGGTGGCGCAGTTATTGATCTGCTAGAATCAAATCGAAACAACTCTATTACTAAGGAGGCGGGCGTGGACAAGGAGATCGCGTCCAAGTTCAGCGACCTTGAAACTAAGCTTGCTACTCTTATTGAGGCACTTGGTTCTAAGCTCGATTCCGTTGTGACTTCTATTCAGGAGTCCAAGGAGGAAGAGAAGGTCGAAGAGAAGGTCGAAGAGGCATCTGTCGATGCCGCTATTGATGCGGGAAAGAAGATTGCTGAGTCTGGTCTGCCAGAGGCGGCTGTCGTGCGTGTTCGTGAGGCTGTGAAGAAGGGTGTGGATGTTGAGTCCGCTCTTGAGGCTGAGCGCGCTTATCTCAAGGAGGCTGTCGCTGCGACTGCCACCCCCGTTGTTGATGAGTCTGCCGGGGTTTCCTTGAAGGAGTCCTACGCTAAGATTGGTTGGAAGTGATCTTAATGGCGGGTATCAAGAAGTTCCCTCTGACGGGTAACAAGGATAACCAGATTTTTGAGTACAGCGACACTTTGTCGCTTGAGATTGACGACGCGCAGAAGCACCTGAAGGCCGGTGACGCGGTTGTCGTCAACAAGGAGGCTGGTATTGCTGGCATCCTGGTGTCGGATGTCGCCCCAGGTGAAGAGAAGACGGATTACGCGACTGCTGCTGAGGCTTTGACTAAGCCGACGTATGGTCTGAACCGCGCCAAGCACGCCTCGGTTCGCGTGAAGGGTGGCGTGTTCGCGCTCAAGGTTGACGGCACTGCTCCAACGCCGTTCAAGCCTGGTACGCTCGTGTACCTGAAGGCTGCGACGGCTGGTGCCAAGCCCACCATTACTTTCACTAAGGCGGGCGCGGACGTTGTGCTCGGTTGGGTGAAGGAACCATACAATGCCGCTGTTAAGGATGGCATTTACCAGGTTGTTCTCGACACTCGTCTCCTGGGCTGAAAGGTTTAACTAATGACTACTTTTGAGGAAAAGCAGCTTGAGTTCAACACGTTGCTGGAAGCTTCGTTTGCTGGCGATAAGATCGCTCAGGCTAAGCTGAAGGAGGCTGTCACCACTGACAGCCTTGCTCCTACGATGTTCGTTAACGCTGCTAATGTGCAGTTTGTTAACACTTACGAGTCTTACGACTCGATTTGGCCGAAGATCGCTGAGAAGGTTCTTCTCAACGACTTCCGTCCTGCTGCTTACCTGTCGCTGAACTCGGACATTGCGTCGATGCCTATCGACAACGGGGGTTTCTCGCCTATCCAGGACACGCTGCCTGCGATTCCTGAGCTGACCTCTTACCCGACTCTCACGTACACCGGCAACGGTCGCTTCGTTGAGGTTGGCAAGCATGGCGCGCGTCTTCAATTCTCGTTCGAAGCAATCGTCAATGACGATTGGAACACGATTGAGAAGCTGCCGACTGACGCGGGCCGTCTCGCGGCTCGCACTGAAGACCTCCTGGTCCTTATGACCTTGTTCGACCCTCGTACCAAGAACATCAAGACCAATCTGGGTCGTCAGCTTGACCTGTCGAAGGTTCCTGCCGAGTTCAAGGGCGAGGCTGTCGCTGGTTCTAACGGCAAGGATGCGCGTATTTCCTACGGCGCTATTACTGCCGCCCGTTGGCAGGCTCTTAACACCAAGTCTGAGTCTGGTCGCACTGTTACCGTTCCGGGTGGTTTCGCTCTGGTTTGCTCGCCTGCTCAGGCTCAGCTTGTGCGTGAGATTCTTGCTATCCGTGAGATTCGCACGACCAACGGCAAGACGACCACGATCAGCACCAACACGCTGACCGACATTGAGGTTGTCGAATCTGATCTCATTGGCACCATTGTTGGTGACGACGCTTGGGCGCTTGTCCCCAAGGGCGGTAAGGCCGGGGACAAGACCACTATCGCTAAGACCTCCATGCGTGGCCGCGAGAACCCAGAGCTGCGTGCTCACAATGCGACTGGTACGATGCTTGGTGGTGGCTCTGTTGATTACCGTGAAGGTAGCTTCGACAATGATGATGTCGAGATTCGTGTGCGTCAGATTGCTGGCGCTGGCCTGTTGAATCTTGACGGTGTTGTCCTCTCTGCTGGTGGTCAAAACTGATCACCCCTGATCAGTTAGCTGATTAAGCAAGACCCCTGTGGCCCTTTGTCACGGGGGTCTTGCTATACTTGGTTTTATGAGCGAGATTGATTTTTCTTCACCTGTTGGACAGGTGCGTGTTCTTATTCCTGATTTGCGTAAGTTGGAAGACTTGCGCGATTTGAGGAACGAGCCACGTTATCTTTTCGCGGATGAAGAGATCGAGGCTTTGCTCGCTGTTAATGGTGGTAACGTAAAGCTGGCTGCTGCTGATGCGTGTGACGCTATCGGCATGGATAAGGCTTTGCAGTTGCTTGTCTTGAAGACTGACGACAAGCAGACGGACGGCGCTAAGCTGCTGTCGGCTATTGTCGCCCGCGCTAGGCAGTTGCGCGCTCAGGCGAAGGAAGACGAAGAGAACAATCTCTGTTTCGATGTTGTGCATCCAACGTTTGAGCCTGTGGATTGGGCGGTGAACTTCTAGTGGCACTGTCGATCAATCCTAATATCCACCCCTTGTTCATCCACGCCTCTTATTACCCACTTCAACTGTTGGCTAATACGAAGGTGAGCATCTACGAAACACCCGACACGGTGTCGTATGATTGGACGGATGAAAACGGTCTGTCGGCTAAGGACAATCATCCTGTGTGGAGGGGTTGGGCGAACATTACACCGAACGTGGACTGGCGCGCTCGCAATCGTGAGTGGGCTGGTGAAGTGACTGGTGTCCACGCTTACCGTGTGCAGTTGTTGCATCTCGACAAGAATGAACTTGTGTCGCAGGACTTGTGGGGTGAGCCTTCTGTACGTGTGTCGTTTGCTGAGGGTATGCGTCTCCAAGTAGACGAAATGCCGCCTGACACAAGGGTTGAGGGCTTGAAGCTGGTTGTGCGTAATGCTCAAATTGATACGCTAAATTGGCAAGTGACACTGCTTTGTGATGCCGAGACGGGGGACACTGCTCATGGCTAGGACTAAAAAGACTGTACGGTTTGATGGTCGCGTTACTGGCATTAAGGTAACTGTCGATTCCGACCGTTATGGTGTTGCAGCTAAGGCGAAGAAGAAGATCATTGACGCTGCTTGGAAGAAGGTTGACGCTGCTGCTAAGGCTGCGGCTGCTGCCTCTACTGAGTACGGTCGTCAATTGATTGGCACTGACCCCCGGCGTGTCGATACTGGCTATATGCGCGACACGTTCAGCGTCGATGTCTCTAAGGGCGGCAAGGTTGTCGAGATCGGCTGGCATAAGTGGGGGCGGGAAAAGCCATACTATTCCTGGCAGGAGAACGGCACGTACGGTAATCGAACTTCTGGCTATCTGCGCTCTGGCTTGCGCGGGAAGGCACGAGGCAGCAAGGGCACAAAGGGCATTATCCCTGCAAAGTACCTGCCTCGCATTACGGCTGTGTTCCGTGAAGAGTTTTATGGGAGGCTTAAGTGAAAGACCGGACCCTAGAGTTTGACGAGGCATGTCTGGCTCTGTTGCGTACCATCAAGGGTATTGAGGTTTTCGATTCTTTTGCTCGTAAGGTAGATGCACCACTGTACATTGTGTACCACGGCGGCGCTGAGATTAATCGACAGCTACGAGGTTACAAGTCTGTTGCCGGGCACACCCTGGATGTCTATGAGCACCCATTCCACATTGATGTGTATGGCGAGGATAAGAGACTTCTTAATCGGCTGGTGTCGGTTGTGAAGGAAAAGCTTATTGGTGCTGTGTTGATTGATGGGTCGAATGGTATCAATATTGCTGCGTCTGTCGGTACGTCTAAGGATTTCGATTCGACTTTGCGTCCGGCTGTTTATCAGCACAGTATGGCTTTCTACGTCAACTTAGATAGAGGAGACTAATATGCGTGTGCGTAATGTGTACACCAATATCGTGTGCGAGAAGTCTGAGGCAGAGCTTTCTGTTCTGCCCGACATGTATGAGCGTGTCGATGACAAGACACCTCTAACCCAGCCGTCTTGCTGTGGTGCAGATGATACCATTGAAGACGACAATACAACTCAGGAGGACTGATTATGGCAAAGATGTTGTCTCCGAACACCACTATTTGGTGGGTTACGGCTGATGGTATCACGAGTACTGATGACTTGTTTAAGGCTGCTACCTACACGGGTGCCACGTCGAAGGCTGTCGATATTTCCTGCGCTATCGCGGCGGGTATGACGCTCGGCGCGACGGACAGTGATACTGACGATTCTCGCTCCATTTGCGATTCCGGGAACGCCAAGACCCCGACTATCGCGAACTACGAGGCGTCGCTCACCTTCTTCCGTGAGGAGATCGCTAAGGGTCAAAAGGCCGCTGGTAACACCAGCGTCTATGACAAGGCGTTCCAGTTGTTCAAGCGTGGTACGCTGGACGGCCTGAAGGAGGGTTACCTTGTTCAGCGTATCGGTTTCCGACAGGGCACCCCTGTCGAGGCCGGTCAAGAGCTGTCGGCCTTCAAGGTCGTCCCCGACAACCCGAAGGACGTCCTCGGTGACGGGGACAAGCCGATCCAGTTTGAGGTGCCCTTCCTGCCGCAAGGCTTTATGCAGTTGAATAAGGCTGTCACTGCCTGATCTTCTCTGCTAGAATACCCCTGTACCTCCGAGGTGCGGGGGTATTCTCAGATCTGATTGGAGTAGACATGGCTTTCGAACTGTCTAAGATTATCTCGTCCATCAAGCCTACGGTCAAGTCTATCGACGTTCCGCTGAATACTGAAAACGCGGAGCGTTTCGCCCAACTGGTCGAGATTGCTAAGACCGCGCAACTGGTCGAGGCCCCGGCGTCTCGTTCGATTACGGACACGGCACCTGGTGTCGAGCTTCAGGAGGAGCTTGAGGCTCTTCGCAAGGAGACGGTCACTCTTCGTCTGCGTGCGCTTTCCAATAAGGAACTCAACGTTCTGAAGCGTCGCGTGTGGGAGGACAAGTTCTTCAGTACGAAGAACAAGAACGAGGATGAGCGGGCGGTTATTGCTGTTGAGCGTGAAGATCGTTTGATGGAGTATATCATAGCTCGCTCCTGTGTCGAGATCGTTGACAACTCCACGGGCGAGTCGAAGAAGGGTCTGACGGAAGACGAGGCAGCAGAGCTGCGTGGCCACCTGCCCGAGTTCCTGTGGCAGGAAATCTGCGGTACATGGAACGATGCACAGCAGCTCGGCGCTGTCGTATCGGAAGCAATTAGTGACCCTACGTTTCGTGGGGACGGAACTGAGCCGACCGGAGAACCAGTGGATGATTCTCTTGTTGAAAACGGCGAGGGCTGAGGGTAAGCCTCCGACGTTGTTTATCGGTGCTCCTGGCATGTTTGCTCGGTCAGTGCCCGCATGGATTGGCGACGAGATGGACTCGGAGCCAATAGATCAAACTGAATACACTAACCTTGACCTGGCTTTGGCCGCTGGTTATCAGTACTATCTTGATAGTCTATGTAACAAGTGTGGTACGCCGCTCTGGTATGGTCGCAGTGACCATAGCGCGATTGAGTTCCATGTTGAAACATCGACATGCTATTCATGTGCTGAGCTTGATAGGTATCGTGAGCATAAGCATCCGAAACCCGGTGAAAGCTCATTCACTGTTCTGGATACTGTTGAGTATTCGGACGGCACGAAAGAGCCGTTGCCGACACCCATTGAAGCGCTTGAACAAGTTAGGTAGGAAGAGTCCCTGGTATCATTGAGGTGGTATCAGGGACTTTTCTTAGGAGTAAGAATGGCAGACGAGTCGATCAAGATTGACATTGACGTTAATGCCTCGGGTGCAGATAAGGCGGCGCAGAGCATTGGTGCTTTGGAAAAGCAGATTGGCTCGCTACAGAGTGCTGTTGCTACGCTGAAGTCCCCGTCTGGCCGTGGTGGTACGGTTCTCGATTCTTTGCAGCTTGATAGCTCGAAGGTCAAGAACCTGAAGGAATCTGCGACAGCACTGCGGTCTGTGGCAGACGCTCTCGGTGCGCTGAATAAGGCTGCGGGTGATGTTAGCAAGGCTGATCTCTCGGCTGGTGTCGATAAGGCTGTGTCGGCATATCGACAGTTCATCCGTGAGACTCGCACGATGAACAACCTGAGCAAGGATCACATCGCTAAGCTGAAGGATACTGCTTCGGCTATGCGTGAGGTGGCTTCTGCGTCGAATGCCATGGCCGAGGCCGAGAACAAGGCGAAGAAGGCCCAGGCGGCGTTGAACCAGTCGCAGGCCCGTAAGACCGAGGCGCAGGCTGAGAAGTTGCGCGCTCAGGCAGCAGTGAAGCACGAGGATAATGCACTCCCGTTGCAGAAGCAGAAGGGCCGAGACGAGCGCAACCTGGTGAAGGCGAAAGGCAATGAAGCTGCTCGTCTTGCCGAGATTCAGGCTACGACAGCATTGCAGCAGGCTGAGCTGAAGCTTGCCGGTACGACAGCAACCGCTGAGGCGAAGCGCGAGGCTGCTGCTGTTGCCGCGTCTGCTCGCATTGCTGCTGCCCGTGAGGCCGAGGCTGGCCGTACGCAGCGTGCCATGATTAAGGAGCAGGGCGCGGGCGAGCGCCAGATGATGCGTATCAATGCGTCTCAGGCGAAGGCGCAGTTGCGTGCGAATGAGCAGGCGATTGAGAATGTTCGTTATGCTGCCCGCGACACGGCGGTGTATTACGGGACAATTACGGCTGGCCTTGGCACGCTGGTGTCGGCTGCTACGCAGGCTGGCATTGCACAGGAGCGTGCGTTCGCCGACGTGAAGCGTACCGCACAGGGCACGACACAGGATTTGGCCGAGCTTCGTAAGGCGTACACGGATTTGTCTACGCAGAAGGTTGTGACCCCATTTGCCGATCTAGCGAAGATCGGCACACTCGGCGCGCAGATGAACATTCCAACGAAGGACCTGAAGGACTTCACGACGGCTGTCGCTGAGTTTTCGACGGTGACGGAGATGGACGTCGAGGCTGCAACGACAGCGTTTGGTCGTTTCGGCCAGATGATGGGCGGCTTGCAGGAGTCCTCTAAGGGCGCAGGGGATGGCTACAAGATTCTTGCGAATCAGGTTGCTGATCTGGGTGCGAAGTCTGTTGCGACGGAGCCTGAGATTGCAAACATGATGGTGAGTATTGCCGCGCAAGGTAAGAGCGCTGGCTTTACTCAGAACCAGATTCTGGCCCTGTCGTCCACGTTGTCGTCGCTCGCTATTCCAAAGGAGTGGGCACGAGGCTCACTTCAGCGTATCTTCAACTCTATCAACGCAGCTGCTGCTGAGGGCGGCGACGCTATGCACACGTACGCCCGCGCTGTCGGCGTGACGGACGCCGAGTTCCAAAAGCTCTGGCGCGATGATCCGAATAAGGTGTTCCAGGGTATCTTGCAGAACCTTGCGGGCATTGGTGACAAGGTTCAGAAGGCTCAGACTATTAAGGACTTGGGCTTTAAGAATGTGCGTGACGTGGAGCTGCTGTCACGTATGTCGAACAGTGTCGGCTTGTATGTGGAGCAGTTGGAGGAAGCTGAGCGGGCGTCGAAGAATACATCATTCATTGATGATTCGATGTCAATTATCACCGACACCATGTCGGCGAAGTTGCAGCAGTTCCAGAATGCTTTGCAGAATGCTGGCGCAGCTATGAACTCTAGCTTCATGGTGCCGATGAAGGCTATTGTTACTGTGGCGACACTGGCTGTGAATGCTTTCGCGAAGCTGCCCGCGCCTATTCAAGCGTTCATTGGTGCTTTGACGGCTGTGGGTGTTGCTCGCGCTGCTATGGTGGCGACGAAGGCCGCATTGGTGTCGATGTCTGCGACGTACATTCAGATGCAGACTCGTGTTATACAGGCGACGGGTCAGCAAACGTTGTCGTGGGGCGTGGTGTGGCAGGCTGTGAAGCAGGCTCAGGCTGGTGTCGTTGCGTATGATGGGTCGCTTGCTGCGAATACGGGTACTGCTAATGCTGCTGCTGCTGCTAATCAGCGTCTTGCGGCGTCGGATTCGGCTGTCGCTGTGGCTGCTGGTAAGGCGGCTGCTGCGAAGGAGGCTCAGGCGGCGGCGTCTGCTGTTTCGACGGGTGCTCAGGTGGCTGCTGGTGCTGGCCAGGCTGTCGGCGCGTTGTCGAAGCTGTCTGCTGTTGGCTCTGGCCTGATGGCTATGTTTGGTGGGCCGTGGGGTCTGATTATTACTGGCGCTATTACGGCGGCGTCTGTCGCTGCGACGTACCTTGGTGACTCTTTCATGGGGGCGTCGGAGAAGGCTGAGAATCTGAAGGCTGCTGTCGGTGGCTCGTCGGCTATTCTGAAGGCTTTGGCTGAAGACACGAAGGAGGTCGGCTCGGGTGCTCAGACTTCTTTCGCTGAGTTGAACGCGACGATCCAGCAGAATGGCCAGACTCTCACGTCGAATGGTGAAGCACTTGGTTACTACGTGGATAAGTCCGGCCAGGTTGTTCAGACGACACATGCTCAGGCTGAGGCGTTCGGCTATTCGACGCTGAAGATCGGCGAGCATACGCAGGCGCTGATTTCTGACGCTATTCAGGGGTCTGATTCGTTCAAGAACATGTCGAAGGATGTGAAGCAGGCGCTTGTTGACATGGGCTTCTCTTATGCGGAGTACATTAAGTTGGCAACGACGTCGAAGGCTGAGGGTGGCGGTAAGGACGCCGCTGACGCTTATGTGGATGGGTACATTGCCCAGCTTGAGGCACGCAAGAATGAGATGATAGCTAAGCTTGATCCTGAGTCACCCTCTTATGCAACTAAGCGTGCGGACATTGCTTCGCAGTTTGAGGGGCAGATCAGTGCCTTGAACGAGGTAAAGAGCCAGACTGAGGGTGTCGGTGGCGCTATGCGTGACGCTTTGAATGATGCCCAGCTTTTTGGCCAGGAGATGACTGAGGCGGGTGACAGCTCAGAGGAGGCGTCGTTCAAGATCGGCGACGCTAAGAATGAGTTCAAGGATCTGGGTGAGGTTCTTCGTTCTGTCCTTGATGAAATGTTCTCTTCGACAGACGCCGCTGCTGCTCTCGACAGCGCACTGCAACAGGTGTACGAGTCGATGCAGACTAACGGGACGTCGATGGACCCGAACTCTGCTGAGGGTCAGGCGAACATTGCTGCTATTGAGAATTACTTCCAGGCCATGGGAAACGCTGCTGCTGCTGGTATCGAGGAGATGGGTCTGACTGGTGAGGAGGCGTACCAGTACGCTCAGCAGTCGATTCAGGACACGATTGACTATCTGTCGGCCCAGGGCTTCGATATGAGCGCGTTCGAGGCTCAGCGCGACACCATGGCCGCTATCATCGCTCAGCCGTATCAGTCGGGTGAGGTGGATCATTCGGCGACAGATGCGTCGTTGAATGAGATGGTGGGTAATGCTGCTAACGCGGTGAGCCAGGCTCAGGGGTTCTTGGGTAAGGTTCAGGCTATTTGGCAGTCTATCCAGGGCTACATGTCGCAGATTGGTGGTGCGAAGTCACTGTCTGGCAAGGGGTCGTTTACTCTTGGCCAGAAGTCGAAGATACGTACGCCTACGTTTGCTTTGCGTAACAATGGGAAGTCGGCGTTTAGTGGTGCGAATTTCCGTGCCAAGCCTCAGCGCTCGTCCGGCGGTGGCGGTGGCGGTGGTGGTCATTCGCCTCGTTCTGGCGGTGGCGGTCATTCGCCGTCGTCTCATGCCCGCAAGGAGACAAAGACTGCTGCTGAAATCTTCGAGGACTTCCTGTCGAGGCTGAAGTCTGCGCTCGACAAGGCGCTGACCTCCTGGTGGCGTTCGACAACGGCACAGGACAATTACCGGAAGGGTCTCAACAGCCTGAAGAAGGACGTGGAGAACACGACCAAGAAGGTGAAGGACCTTCGCAAGGAGAACGACAAGCTCGCTTCTGACATGAGTAAGGCTCAGCAAGACTTGCATGATGCTGAGTTCTTCCGTGCTGTCGCCTTGAAGTATGGCGACGAGGAGCGCGCTCAGTCCTTGCAGGTGGACATTGATGATGCCAAGGAGAAGATCAACGAGGGGCAGAGCAAGATCAGTGAGAACAACAATGAGATTGCGACTCTTCAGGCTGGCCAGTTTGCGTTGAAGGGGTACACGGAAGCAGCTATCGCTAACCGCGAGGCGCTGCGTTCATTGCAGTCTCAGATGGTTGGGTTGATCGAGGCTTACGCGGCTGCCGGTCACTCGACACAGGAGATCGAGGCGTACACTCAGAGCCTTAAGCGCCAGTTTATTGAACAGGTCACTCAGCTTGGTTTTAACCAGGGTGAGGTCACCGAACTGGCTGGTGCTTTCGATAGCTTGACTGGGACGATTGGTCAGGTTCCTCGTGACGTGAAGGAGAACGTCACTGACCAGGGCACCATTGGTACGACACAGACCGGCATTGATGGCATCCATGGCAATCAGGTGACTGTGCCTGTTAACGCTGATACGTCTCAGGCTTATAACCAGCTGAACCAGTTGTTGACGTATTCGCAGTATATCCAAAACGCTATGGCCAAGGGTTTGACCCGTGGCCAGGCGGCGGATGCTGCGCGTTACGCTGGCCAAGCTGGCCAGATTCGTCGTCGGTTTATGGGTGGCCCTATCCCCGGCTATGCAGGTGGTGGTTTGCTGCCTGGACGCCCACCTGCTAACCCGACCACCGACAATCTGTTGGCTACGAATGGGCAGGGCCTGTTCAAGTTGCGCAGTGGTGAGTACGTCATTTCCCAGCCTGCTGTCGATTTCTACGGCAAGGGCTTCATGAACGCGCTTAACACGATGCAGGTGCCTGTGGCGTCTGGTGGTGGTTACTCTGCTGGTGTCGGTGATGGGCTTGTTACAATTAATCCAGCGCAGTTTAATGAGCTTGTCCGGGCTGTTTCAACGACAGTCATGTTGAATGGTCGGGCTATTAGCAAGAACATCGACAGCAATAATGTGAGGAGCGGTAACCGTGGCGTCTACTAGGGGTTGTGAAACGCGAGAGGTGTACTTCGCTGTGGGGAACTTTATGTCTTGGTTCCCCGCGCCTGATGAGTCGCCCGTGTCGGACAATATTCACGCGGGTGACGGTTCGACAACGCTGCTCAACGGATTCGCGTACACGAACGGCTCGGTCTATGGTCATAAGCACTACGAGCTTACGTGGTCATTCCTTAACCGTGAACAGGCTGACTTGTTCCGTCGTCTGTTTATGAACAGAAGCGACGAATGGGTGAGCTATGCTGATCCTTTTGCGTTTAACAACATGTTGTCGCCTTTGATGGGTTTGCCTTATTTGCATTATCACGCGGGGACCCCTTTCGCGTTTAACGATTGGGGCAAGCAAGCGTTGTTCCCTACTAAGGACATTGATGCTACTACGGGACACCCTGGTGTCATTCTTAAGCCGAACATGCTGAACATGAACAACCAGTTCATATCTACGCGTGACAAGCTGAATGGTCGTGAGCAGTCGCTTGCGCTCAGTAAGCCAGGCAGTTACACGGAACGTGTTGTTATTCCACAAGGGTGGTACGGCACGTTCTTTGCTTACGGTTTTGAGGATAATAAGCGCCCGTTCGAGTGGAGCTTTGCGCGTGTTGATGGTGGTGATTTGCCGCTGCATGTGATTACTAAGCTGAAGAATCAGGTTTTCAGTTTTGGTGAAGGTGTGTGGGAAATTACTATGAAGCCTTTGCAAGATGGACATATTAGCTGGGCTAGTCTTCGCCTGACTAAGTATCCTGATACTTCACCAACTGAGTACACTTACTCGTACCCTTCTGGTGGTGGCAATTTGAAGGTCGTTCCTGGTACTGCTAAGGTTTTGACTGTTAACAACTATCGTGGTCATTTTTCTGCTTCTGTGACGCTAGAGGAGGTTTACTCGTGGTAATGCGGGCGCTAGGCATTCCGGCTGAAAAACTTACTTCTTGGTCTATTGCTGAAGATTCTGTGTCCATGGACATGGACATGACGACAGGTGGTTTTTCTGAGTACCATCTTGAAGGCGCTGGTGGCATTGAGCCAGCTCTCGTAATCAACAAGAAGGTCATTCTTGATGATGTTCGCTTTGGTCGCACCCATGCTGTCGCGCGTGCGTTGACGACAGGGCCTTGGTCCTGGTCTGCAACGCTTAATGATCCTTTCTATCTTCTTGATGTTGAGGGTTACGTTGAACCTAAGTACTATATTACGGTTTCTAAGGTTATTCAAGAGTTCTTTAAGGTGGCAGGTGTAAATGAGCCGCCGAAGATGTGGGTGCAGCCGTTCGTCATGAATGACCTTAATCCCTTTTTGGACACGTCTTTTGCTTGGGAGCCAGACTGGCTCTCCTTCCCTGGCGGCAAGGGCAATCTGTGGTCTGTTCTGAAGAACTGGCTGGCGAGTGTCGGATTTCAGGTTACTTGGGTTTATGACACTATTGTGGTGTTTAAGAACCATTCTGTTCTCACGCGGCTTCAAGGTTACACAGCAGACTACAAGGTGAATTACGCTCAGTCTGAGCCTGCATCCTCTATTGAGTGTACTTATTATGAAGATCGGACATATAATTACCTGGTGACGTACAATGCAGGGTTCATCGAGAGTAATGGGGATATTTCTCACAGTGCTAACATGCATAAGGCTGAGTGTCCGACCATGCTCATTTGGCCACCAGTCGCATCTAGTGAAACTCTGCTCGATGCCGATAAGAAGAGCGAGGTGCTATCTGTCGAGGCGGGAGAGATTAAGGAGTTCATTCTCGAAACACCTAACTTGATTAAAGGCGTCATGGGGCAACCTACCTGCATTGATCCCACATATATTCCACAGTTCCATCAGCAGATTATCCCGGCTCCTAGGGGTCCAGGTGCCACTAAATACACACCGCCTTATAGTGTATACTCTGTTGTTGGCAAAGATAATAAGCCAATTACACCTGCTCAGTGGGTGGCAGAGGGTGGTCGTCTTACTGTTGAACGTGGTGATGAGCCAAACCAGCTTAAGGTTACAGTTACCGGGATGCTGAACAAGCGTCTTGGACCGTACCGTATTGCTGAATCGGATGGGCAGAACGACTATTCGACACTGCGCATCTACGGCCAGGCAATGCCTTGTGAAGAAAAGGTCTTGACTTTCTACACTGGCTATCCTTACAAGACTGAGCCATTGAAGATTAGCTCTCGGTTCATCGACAGCCTGGATAAGGCGTATGCCGCGTGCATGTATACTGCACAGGACGCTCTGGGCACGAAGACTACACTTGAATGGTCTGGTATGCCACCGGTGAATGACCCTTACACGTCTGTTGTCTACGACTTCGAGCGCCCTCCGGTCGTGGTGTCGGATGCTGATGACTTCACTGGGCGACCACTGCCAGCTAAGGCAGAAGAGCATTGGCCTAAGAACACGACGATGGACAAGATTTATAACGACTTGGTGTCGTTCACGTCCAATCGTAAGCTAGCCGACAGGGTGCAGGTCTTCGGTCGTTTGGCTGGGACCACTGCTGTTTTCGGCAGGTATAGCTGGCAGATCACATCCGCGAACTATAGCGAGACAGGTGTCGATCTAACCTGTGAAGGTTGGACAACCCTGTGGGACGTGATGAACATCTTTGATACGCCACGTGTCGAACAACTGGAAGACCCGACGGGCCTTACACTAGAGGAACTAACGCTTAGGGGGTTTAAGCATAATGAAGCATAATCTTCCACAGCCTTCTCAGGCTTGGGGCACTGATGTTGATCGTCGAATTGCCTCACTGGAAGCTGAACTCAGGCTGCTAAAGAGCAACTTCAGCAACTCAGTTGATAGCATTAACGCTCTCACCAATAACCGCTCAACCTCTGGTGTGGCGGTTCCCTTTAATGACTCGATGGTTATTCTCCATCCGGGCCGTAGTCGTGGTGTCGGCACGTATGAAGACCTGTGGTACCAGTCTCTACCTTGGGGCGATTCCGGTTCGTTCATGCAACTTACCTTGACTGGGACTCTTGAACTAGTTGTTGGCGCTGAATTCTTCCGAGACAACAGCCGTGGTCCAGCCGTCTGTGTAGGTGTAATGGATGGGTCTATGGGCCACACCATGCGCAACTATTGCTATACTTCGTATAGGCCGTTTGGTCAAGAAGGAAAGTTTATTCTTGACGCTATTATCAACTACACCACTGTCATCCCATTCGACAAATACTACAATGGTTACATGTATCTAGGTGCGGAAGGCTCGGCTTCTAAACCGCAGTTGATTTACAATTGGGATGACTATTCCTATCTGCGCATGGAGATTACAGGAGTGAGGTACTGACCATGGCTACCAATCCACAAGGGATCTGGGTTTACAGTCCGAATGATGTTATTCAAAGTTGGCCCGCGTTTATGAACTTGGGCTTTAACTCTGTATCTGAAGTCATCAAGCAACTTCAGCAGAATCGCGTTCTTATTGCTAAGAACGCTGCTGATGAGACGTCTAAGCTGTCGGCTATTAAGAACGCTGCTGTAAGTAATGTAGACATCCTGATCTATCGTGCAGATACGAATGAGATGTACCTGTACACCAACAACCGATCTGCGAAGGTCTGGGGCGGTGCACCAGAGGTTCGTTATGTGAACAACAATGAATCGTTCTCTCAGTGGCGTCGCTATACTCAGCACGGCGCGAACGCTGTGATTAGCCAGATGATCGACTTGCCTTCGAAAGGGCTGTGGTTGTTCTCCAACTGCATTACGTTGGATAATAATGACTCTTCCAAGGACACAAACATCGACGTGTTCCAGTCGATTGCTGGTAGTTCGTACAGCAATGTTGGCACTACCAACACGTACAATCATGCTGAGGGTGTCACGTCGTTCCGGTTGGCGACGATGCCTTACTACGCCTCTAGCCCTGGTAAGGTTAACGTTGCTATCAAAGTTCAATGTAGTCCAGTCAATAATATCGGCTGGGGTGGCCTCTGCATTGGGGCCTCGAAGATCGGCTGAGTGTGCTATACTAAGTAGCGACAGTTATCAACACATTCTGTGTGGTTGCTGTGGGCGATTGGGTGAGAAAACCCCCTGGCTAGGAAAAGAGAACTAGCCAGGGGGTTTTCTATTACCTTGGCCACCCGTTGTCGAGTGTCCATTTGTGGTGTAGCTCGTGTACGAGGTAGTACACCAAGTGCCGGAACGCATCTCTCACGTCGTTGGCGTCCTTGTAGTTCACGTCCTTGCCGGTGAGCCACCAGCCGAGGTTCTTCAGTGTCGCATCCTTGACTAGGCCCTTGGCTTGCGCTGGGGTCTGGTAGTGGATGTCATCGACAAGCCAGTCAAGGATGGCGTTGACCTTCACGGGGGTGAGGTCTGCTGTGAACTTGTTACTAGGGCGCAAGTCGAACTGCTCGGCAACGACAGTGGCACCAGGATATCGGTCAAGGTATCGCTTGATGAGTGATACCGTCTCGGTGTGTGTCGAGCAGATGAACTGATCGAAGTGAAGAATCTCCACCTCTTCTTCGACACGGGCAACAACAAGTCCTGTGTTAACACCGGGATCAATTGCTATTACTATCTGCATATTTTTCCTCCCAATCATCACTTAGTACATCATATGCTGTGCCAGCATAAACGTTCCTGGCGCTGGGTGAAAGTCCACCGAAGACACCGGAACGGAACTTTTTACCGTCCACCGGATACTGTTCGGCTTCTAGGCAGTCTTGAAGGCATTGTTCTTTGATAGGGCAGTTCTCGCAGAACACTCTTGCAACTTCTGCGTAGAGCTTCACATCGTAGAACAGCCCGACAGGAGCGTTAAGGCAAGCTGCTTCTTCATAATTGGATGCGTTCATCACACCTCTTCCCAGTTGTTACCGACCTCTGCTTCAGCAGCAAAAGGCACACGGTTGAATACTAGTGTCGCTGCCTTAGCCATCTCGTATTCCATCATCTTGGAGCACTCTTCGATGGTTTCTTCTGGACACTCGACATAGGTAGCATCGTGGACAAGTCCAATCAGCTTAGCTCCGCACTGCCCTACTTGTTCATTGATCTTGATTGCTGCGTTGAGGCAGATGTCGTTGGCTGTCGATTGTGGAACAAAGGCGAGTGCTTCATTCTGTGTCGAACTGTAGTCGGCGTCGGAAATGAAGAGAGGGTTGTATCTCATACCAAACTTGGTTTGTCGCATGTGATCCTCTTCCTTCCTCCCTACGCTGTGTCGAACTTTCTGCTGCCAGTCTCTAAGCCCCGAGTATGCTCCAAGGTACTGATTCACAACATACTCGGCCTCTTCGTATGGCTTCTCAAGTTCTGTCGCAATTGCTCGGATTCCTCGTCCGTAGTTCAAACCGTACACTACACTCTTTACCAGTGCGCGTCGGTTCTTAGCAGTCTTTGGATGTTCGTGCTTGAAAGCCTCATACGCTTCGATTGTCGGGAACTCTTCTGGCCAAATCTTCGTCATCAGATCATCGAAGAAGTCCGGTGCACCCGGCTGGAACGCGGCAATCATGGCCTCGTCGTCCGCGAGCTCAGCGACAGTACGCAGCTCTGCCTGGGAATAGTCGCACGAGATGATCTTGCAACCAGGTGCAGCGACAAGGGCGCGCTTGATACCACTGTCGCGACCCATCGTCTGAATCGCTGGTCCCTTGGCTGACAGGCGGCCCGTCTTAGCCCCGTGGGGCAGGTAGTGTGGGTGGACACGCCTGTCTTTACCACGCTTTTGGCGCACATTCACGATGTACGAGCCAAGCACCTTGGCTGCATAACGGTAAGCGAGGAGGGCGTCAATGAACTCTGGTTCCTTGCCTTCGCGCTTCAGCTTCTTCAGATGCTTCGCATCATACGAAGGGGACGATACGCCCCTTGACTTAAAGAACGCTTCAATTTGCTTAGGAGATTGAGGATTGAAGTCTTCACCAGCAATACTGCGCAACACCGCCAGATACTCGTCGCACTGCTGCTTGTACTTCTCTTCTAGCTCATCAAGAGCATCGAGTGATACTTCAACACCATTCATTTGAACGTCATGAAGCACACGAGTCACACGCATACGGTGTTTGTAGAAGTTAAGGACTTGTTGCGCCTTTTCCACCATTGGCTTGAAGTACTCATATAGTCTATAGGTCCAGTATGAATCGTAAATATTGTACTTATAGAGCTTTTCGCGTGGAATGTTCTCGAAGTGTGCATTATGCTTCAAGTACTTCTTTGCCTCGGAATCCCAGTCAGCAGCACGCAGCCAGCGACGAGCCAGAGGCTTCAGGCCATGCTCGCCCGCAAGGTTGTCGAGCACAAAGTGCATGAGCAGCGTGTCCTCATGATGGTACACGCGGATACCGAGGCGCTTCGACAGGTAAGGCATGTCGAACGTACCGTTGTGACAGACAACTGTGCAGGTGTCGCACAGCCGCTTGATGGTCTCTGCTGCTTTGTCTGTCTCGGCAAGTTCTTCTGGGATAACCACACCAAACTTGCCGTTCCACAGGGCAATGGAGAGGATGCGGCCAGCCGCGAACGTGTCGTTGTCGATGTCACCAGCGGACTCGATGTCAAGAGCAATCACTGTGCCTGGCTTGAAGGTGATGTCTTGCCCCTCCCAGATAACCCAGTCCTTGCCGAGTTCCAACCCAGGATCAACAGGACCGAGGTAGCCGTACTGCAACGCCTGAGCGAGGAACAGAACAGACTGCGGATTGCTGACAATCTGCTTAGGTGAAAGCGTCTTGTACGCATCACCCTTGTAACCTTTCACAGTACCGAGAGTGATCTTAATGTCCTCGTCGTTCACGTCGTTGGTGATTTCGACGTGAGTGCCTTCTGGGAGGCCAGACACCACGCGAGCGCGCTTCAGTAGGACTTGGGCAAGAATAGGAAGCTTGTCCACGTCAGCAGTCAAAATCTTCATACCTGCCCTCCTACGTATTCAATGAATCGTTCATTGTTTGTCTTGCCCTTGATGACTTCACGGATTGTTCCACGCGCTTGGGCGTATGTGATGATCTCCTTCAGCTCACGCATACCACTGATATCACTCTGGAACTTCAGCATGAGCTTAGGAATCGGAACAAGGCCGTTGTCGGTGCGTGCAACAAAATTGATGAGCTTATCAACCTTGTTGCTAAAGTTGCTGTTCTTCACATGGTGAATGAACACCTCGTTGCTCGACAGCCAGATGGACGCGAGGGAGATAGCCTTCAGCATTTCCCGCATTGTGACAACGACAGTGCCCTTTGTCGTCGGCCCGTTATACATGGCAAGCAGAGCAGCGATACGCAACACCGAGAATGTCATACGCTCGGTGCCAGGGAACAGCTCACGGCTATTCAGCATGTGTCGCTCAGCCATGACCTTGGCTTCCTCAGAGAAGTCAATCCAGCGCTCGAACACACCCGGCTCGAACTCGATGGGGATGCGGACTTCCTCGTTAGGAAGGCGCGACGCTTGACGCGCACTGAACTGCGCATCGAACTTGGCAACCGACTTGATAAGGTTCGACAGCATGAAGTCACGCTGCTTGTCCTCAATCCTGCCTGTCGATGCGCTGACTGGCACCAGCTTCACATCCTGAGAGGATGTGATGTACTTGTCCCGGTCGTCAATAACAACAAGGCAGCGGGGTGTGAAGCCGGACTCCACCTTCTCGGTCGTTAGGTGCTTCGCGGCCTGGTCCAAGATTCCTGTCCCGTAGAAGGTCATATAGTACGGGGTGGCAGTCTGGTAGGCAACCTTGCCGCCCTTGTCCTTACGTGCGACAGCGGGGATATACCCGTCATAGCTCTTAGTAAGGAATGGCATCATTGATGCCATGTAGCTGCCCTTCTGGGCTGCGTGTGCGAAGAAGTCCTGCACCTCGTCAATAGCGAAGAGGCCAGACTCTTTTGGCTTGGTTCGCAGATACGCGGACAGAGCCTCGCCTGTCGAATCTTCAGGGGCAATGAAAGCGTCAGGCCCCTTGCCAATGCCTATAGCCACGTCACGCATCATGCCCTCTGCGAGGCGCAATGACGTTGACTTACGGGATTGGGTCGTACGTCCCAGCACAAGGAAGTACAGGTTGAGTGGCATTTTTTGGACATTGATGGGCAGGAAGCCATACTTCGCGAACATCGAAGAAAGAATGGCAAGAGCGCCAGCGTAGTGGAACTGCTTAGGTGCCATTGCCGATTTAGTCGACGCCCATGCTGCGAACTGATCGACAAAGAGGCCCATAGGTTCTTTTTCGCCCTCATGCAGGAAGTTCACATCCTGGAGCACGAGTTCGCGCGCTTCGCTCAGAAGATACGAGGACCCGATACGAGTCGATGCTTCGAGATCATTCTCGGTTGGTCCGGTGTGTTCGGCCTTCCAGCGTGCATAGTCACGGTTGACCTGCTTCCACAAGTAACCATCGCCTCGACCATCCTGTTCGAACTTGTTGAACTCGGTTCCGCGCACGACGGCAAAGGCTTCGACAATGGAGCAGCCTTCCTCCCAGAGGGCACACTGAAGATGGTACATCCGCGCACTACGATCTTCCTCGGTGGTGAAAGAATCATCCGTAGCCAGATCGGTAATGTAGCTACGGTTCACCATGCCAAGAACTTCAAACATCGACGGGATGTCGGTCGGGAAGTCTTCTTCCTCAATGCCCATACGCTCGATTGGAGGGTACTCGGCTGCGAACTCGGCTGCGGTGATAGCCTCGTCGTTAACGGTGAGAGTGATCTCCCAGGGCTTCACCTTCTTGAGGTTATGCGTGAATGGCACGCGCAGCTTCTTGGATAGGGGCCAGCCCCGGTCCATGCCGTCGTTGGCGTGTACCTCGTAGAGTCCCCGCGAGAGGGCTTCACACATGTCATTCGACAGGTCGTCTGCGTCGGTCAGGAGCCAGTATCCCTGCCAGTGCTTCTCACTGGTCTGGACAGTGATAGAGGGCTGAATCTTCAGCTTGTCGAGCGGGCAGTCGTCGCCGTCTGCCCACACGCACGAGGCATGGATGACATTATCCTTGGCCGCGTGCCTGGTGTTCGACAGGGCTGGGGGCTTGGTGTACAGAAAGGGGCTGTAGTAGACATCCAAGTCCGCATGAGACTGCGCGTACGCTACCATCTTGTCAAGCTGCGCGGGCAATTCGAACCAGCGGAAGTTAGTGAGGCCGCCCATAGGCCCCTTCAAAATGATAGGCGTCCAGCCTTCGCCTGTTGGGAGGACTGCCTGAAAGAACTGTGTGAGGTCCATTGCTCTCCTTTCTGCTTGTATATAGTACGGCGGGCCGTACCTCACTGTCAAGATACGGCCCGCCTGAAGTGATCAGAGTTCGATCCGAGAAGCCTTCTTCTTAGACTTCTTCTTGGCCTCGTCCCACTCAACCTTCTTGATGTTGTTCCGCTTGGTGACCTGCCCATTGTATTCGCTGTCTTCGACATCGACAGTGATCGTCGCTGTCTTACCAACGATGTCGCGTTCGACCTGGTAGTAGTACTCACCAGTGCGAGCGGTTGGCTCTTCAGGCCAGGCGTTGCCGGATGCTTCGCAGAACTTCGGCAGGTCCCAGTGGAGACCCTTCTTTGTCTGAAGCACCAGCCAGTAGCGAATCTGGCGCGCCGCGTGCTCGCCTTCCGTGACCACGAAATCGACCGTGTACATGGGCTTGTCATTCTTGGATTCACCAAGCTCACAGGCATCGACAGTCACCTTGTACTGGCCCTTGGGCAGGGGGTCAAAGCTCATGGACTCCGCAACGTCAAGGGTCATAAGCTCGTCAAAGTTAATCATGATCAGTTCTCCTTTTTGTTGAGTTTGTTGTAGTGGTCGATTGACTTGGGCAGCCAACCATAGGTATTGATTCGCCCGTGTCGAATAACAGCGTCGGGCGCGGGGAAGGTCTTGTTGTCTGCTCGGAGACGGTACAGGATGGTAGTCCGATTAACGCCCGTCATCTCAGAGACATCCTTGATCGACAGGTACTCAATCATTCGTCCTTCTCCTTGATGTCGTAGTGTTCATGCACCCAGCCCATGATCTTGTCGAATGATGGATTGCCGATCAACGCGGGCATGTTGTCGAACCTGGTCTTGGTTAGGACGCTTGAAGCGGACTTAACGGTAAGAACTGTGATGAGCTGTTCTTCCCCGTCCTCTCCCACATCCTCCCAGGTCATTCGACCAATCAGGTCGAAGATTGCAGGGAGCTTCTTAAAGCTCTTCTTGCCCTCGAAATCCGGGGCGATTTGAGAGAGTCGTTCTGTCTCCACGATCTCGCGGGATTCGTGGGTGATCGTGATGATGTTCAAGCCCACGTCGAAAGCAATCGTATTAACAAGATCGAGCACCTTGTCGTACGCCGCCGCCCACATGGCGAAGGAGTCCTTTGGATTGACTGCCGCGAAGTGCAGCTTGATAAGTTCCTGCAAGCGGTCAACGGTGTCGATGACGACAGTCTTGAAGGGATTATCCTTTTCGTCGCTAATCTTGACGAGGAGGTCTGCGAACTCCTTATAGGTGGCAGGCTGGACAATGAGCATGTTATCCAGGTCACCGAACTTGGCAGCGGGCGCTGTTCCTCGTTCCAAGTCAACATAGAGGACTGGTCCCAGTTCCTCAACCTTAGAGGCCGAGGATGCGAGCGAGGTCTTGCCGGTGCCAGAAGGTCCGTAGAGTAGGACCTTTAGCTTAGGTGTGGTAGTTCGGGGATCGGACACTTCGATATCAATTCCCTTCAGGAATGAATCAAACTTTCCCATGTTTCTCCTTTCTAACGCTTGAATGTGCAGTAGTAGCAGCCGGGGTGGCTGCCGAGTTCTCCAAGGTTGTCCCGATTTTCGTTGGCCCACTTGAAGATTTGATTAGCACGTTCAAGGACTGCAAGAGCTGCGTCACGGTTGTACTTAAAGCACAGCTCATGACTTGCAACCATGACAGATTCTACAGTACAGTCTCGTGGGAACAAAACCAGTGAGGTGTGATTCACCTCATAGCCAGCATTTTCAAGACCCAAACCGTACAACATCATTTGATAGTAGTACTTTTTGAGCTGGCCTTCGGTCATCGAGTCCGAGTAGAACTCGGGGTTACGGTCCTCGTCAAAGAACGTTGCAGACGAAAATGCCTTGATCTTCTTCTTCGACAGAACTTTATAATCTACGACATGGCCTGTCGAAACATCAAACCCATCAGCAGTGCCACGGATATCTCCATACCCTTCGATTGTGCCGACAGTGACTTTGGTTTCCTTCAAGTAATCCTTGAGGCCAATAACGTTCTCAAGATACAAGTGGAAAGCAGTCCCTATCATTGGCGCAAGAGGGTAGTTCTTTTCATCCTGGTGGACACCCAGTAGCTTCTCTGCCAAGCAGCGCTCACACAAGTCTCCCAATTCACTAGGTCCTACCTTACGCTGCTTGTCTCTTGCAGAGGGCTTGGTGAGTTCTTTGATAATCCGGTCGTAGATTTCACTCATTGGCTTCCCACTTCTTGTAGAACGCCTCACTCATCACATGGAGGTTCCATGCGTATGTGTGCAGGTCATCAACCGATGACTCGATGAAAACCAGAATGTCTCCCGGCTTGACTGTCTTCCACATTTCCCGTGTACCAAAGATAGGTACCGTCGGAATCTTACGTATGACCTTATCTGAGCCAGACTTAACCTCCCATCCTGTTCTCTTCAGTTTGTTGATATCAATGGTGTCCCACAAATACTCAGGCGGGACTTGAAGAACAATCTTCTTCTGCATGGTGAACACCCTTCGACAGGCCCATCAATAGGGCGGTGGCTTCATTGGAGTTTCGATAGTCGCCAAGGTACACGACCTCAACGATCTCAGGGCATGATGCAATGAGATGAGCGCAGCCCTGGCACGGGTAGTGAGTCACGTACAGCGTGTACTCACTATCATGGGAGGTCATCTTACGAATAGCACCACGTTCTGCGTGAACAGTGTTAACACAGTGCCCATCAATCATTCGGTGACCGCCCGTGTCGCATGGCTCCAAGCCGTGTGGTGTCTCATTGAAAGCACGGGACACCACACGACCAGTCGCACGGTCAACGATCACGCACCCGACATGTGCCCTGTCGCAGCGTGACTTAGCAGCTTCATCCCGAGCGGCCTTGATGAACTCTCTCATCGAGAAAGAATCTCCCGCTGCTCAGGCGTGAGACTCTGTGCCCACGCAAGAATCTTCCGTGCGTAATCCGTCAGCGCGCCGGTGTCGGTGAGCAGACTAGGCCCCGACTTCTTCCGGTAGTCAGTGAACGCGAACCTATCCCCATCGACGTACCGCAGCAGACGACACAAGATGGAGTTACGTCCCACGACGTAATTACCGTCCTCGTCCTCGGTGAGTGCGAGAAGCACGCTCCCGTTCAGCCGGTCAGTGTAGTGATTTTCACCGACACTGATGTCTTCAGCGTAGAAACCACACTCGCCCGCTATGTGGTCCACCCACATGATCGACAGGTCGATAGGCTGGGCCTTCTTGATGTCGATGTGTGCTGAGACCATCTCGCGTGCATTGCACTTCAGATCCTCGGTGTATGGCACAGTGAAGACCTTGTTGTCGAATGGATCGACAACGGCCATTTCGTCTGTGCCGCTCCACCACTGAGCGCACACTGACCCCTTGTCGTTGAGTAGAACCAGCCGCCCGTTAGGCAGTGTGCCAGTGCCCATGACCGTGCCACTAGGCATGGTGACAAGGCCGTCTTCGATGTCAAGGTACTGTCGCTTGTTGTATCGGATGGGAAGATTCTCCCAACCGTAGCCCAAAATAGGCGCGTAGATATCACGAATTGTAATTGCCAACTGATTCTCCTGGTTCGTAATAGTGAAACTCAATGATCGGGACATACTGTCGAGTTAGGTAGTCAACCCTATCCGACACATAGTATTGCACTGAGTCAAAATTGATAGACACGGTGCGCGACGTGAACAAGTGCTCCGCACCCGTGCTGGTGTACCACAGATGATTCTCCTGGGTGTCATTAAATGACACATCGTTAGTGGCGCTTTCCTGTTCTTTTCGCTCATCCAGTGACACAAATGTCTCCCACTTAGGGTTAAGCACGTGGATGCACACGATGCTCCCATCAGTGAACTTCAGCCAAACGTCTTCTTTTTCAAGCCAGTGTTCTACCACGGACTTCTTCATGAGACTTGCTACCGTCTTGTGGTTAACTTCGATGATCTTCATGGTTCAGCCCAGGTTCCTAATCTTACGTACGATAATCACTCCCACGATAAGGGCAATAATAACCAGCACAACCTTCATTGCAATGTAGCCAACAAAGGCCCAGACAATCCACATGAACCACGACGGGAACCAAACTCCCGTCACGATAAACAGGATGCAAAAGATGAAGTAGGTCCAGGAAGTACTGTATTCAGTGGTGTTGCTAGACAAGATGTCTCCTTTCAGTTTGTTGTTTTTAGATTAGGCCAGATGCCTTGAGCTTGTCGAATCGTTCCTGCAAGCGTCCCAGAACACGGTCGTCTACCGTGTCGGTCGCCTGAATAAGGAAGCGGTTAACGACTGTTGTTTGTCCTTGCCGGTTGAGTCGGCCTGTTGCTTGCTCATTGATTACCAAGGAGTTTGACTGGCTCAGCCATATCTCAGTATGACACACTCGCTGCAATCCGTCAATACCCTCCGCACCGGCTTCATGCAGGATAACAAGCACATGGACATCCCCATTGATCATAGCCTGGAAGTCACCATGTGACTTACCACTAATCTCAAGGGCCTTGATCCCAGCTTTCTTCAGTCGGTACAAGACAGCCTTAATGAACTTCTGAGAGTGAACCCACACAACGACAGGTTCATCTTCTGGCAGGTCAGCAATAATGTCCATCATGGCGTCGAGCTTGGACGACTTACAGTCCTCCTTGTAATCGACAGTCATGTCTTCATTAAACGAGGGTACTCCCAGTGTCATCTGACGCAAGCGGGTGTCGAGTTCCATCGGGATCGACAGTGCCAGTGGGTAGTCTCCCAGGAACGTGAGCGCCTTCTGTTCCAACTCATTGTAGAGTTTGCGCTGCTGCCTAGTCAGCTCCACTTCGACACGGTGGATCACGACACCAGGAAGCTCAGGGTTGGCCTCAGCCTGACTCACCTCGTGATACGAGGGTGCACCACGACGCACCATGCCCGGGTACTTTTCTCCCGAAAAGTCCTTGCCGTATGCGGACCAGGGATTAAGTTCCACCTTAAAGAACTTCTCACAAAAGTCCCAATAGCCACCATAGTGGTTAGGCCACAGGAACTTCAGTGCAGCCCAGATATTGCAGGGCTTGTTCCCCGCTGGTGTCGCACTCAGGGCGAGACGGTACTGCGCCTTAATGTGCCGAGCCACGTCAAAGTTGAGCGAGGCATGGTTGCACGCACGATGCCATTCATCGGCGATTACCATCCCAAACTCAATACCGTAGAATGGCTTAGACATACTCTTGAAGACGTACTTTTTCGCACGTCCGTCCCAGCGCTTTTCCTTGTTACGTGAGCGCATAAGCTCCCAGGTAATGAAGTACACGCCGGGCGTACGGTTCTTCAGATCGTCCCACACTGCAAGCGCGGCCTTAGTTTTCTTACCACTAAGCGTACGCATGTCGATACCCGCGAGGGTCTTCCAGTGTGAGCGCCAGCCAGACTCGGTACGGACAGGGGCGACAACCAGGATAATCTGGTCCCCGATAGTGCTACCGAAAGCATTAAGCGTGTTCCACACGCTAATTGCCGTCTTGCCCACACCAAGGCCCGCGCCTACCAGGCCAGTGTACGGCGTCTTGCTGTTCTTCAACCCTTCCAGTACACGTTCCTGGTAGTGGCGCGGTGAGAAAGCCATTCAGTAAATCCTCCAGTACAGCGGTTCATCAGTATATACCACCCCATAATGAATCATTGCGTTGAGAACAACCTGGAAGCCTAGCTTATCGAACGCTTCCCGTACGTCGGCGCTTAGTTCATCATTCTCATGCCTAATGGGGCCATAGTAATCGTCCTTAGCGACACGCGCATAGATGCACAGGCTTTCGTCGTACAATTCCACGCAGACGTAGTAGCCACGCTCATTCAGATCGTCAATAGCATCTTGTCCCCACTTTTCGGCAAGCTCGTGGATAGCGTCTCGCACTGCCTTAGCACACGCAAGGTTGTATTCCTTGGTAATTTCTTCAAGTTCAGTCTGCATTGTAGTATTTCCCTTCAATTAGTGCGGATGCTACGTAAAAGACACCATCATTAACAATGCCCTCGGCATATGGCAGTGCTTTAATTTCTTCCTCAGTCAGTTTGTATCCAGTCTGGAAGTCAACGACAGTCAGCCTAGGATCGCACATAATGATCCCATTCTCTGCCTCCCAGATGAACCCAGAGTCTTGTCCCTGGTAAGGAACGTTGCCATCTTTCGTCAACGCTTCAACTGTTGTCCAGGGCATCTGCATTAGTTAAGCTCCCTTGCAACGATAGTGCAGTAGAACACACCGTCCCGGACAACTCCCTGTGCGTACTGGCACTCATACAAACTGTCCCTGTCGAATGTTGCGACAACCTCGGTAGGCAGTTCACTGTCGCCAGGCTTGACGCCCAGCATCTCATAATCCTGAATCCAGATGAAACTCCCGTCGCTCGGCTTACCGTCCCATTCGACAAAGCCAATGGTCTCAAACAGGTTTTCGAGAAAGTCATACAGTAGGCTGTTGTCATCCCAATACTCCCAAGCGTTCTCTGCGTCTGTCTCGCTATCCTTAGAACGCTGGTAGCCGTCAATGTTGTTTGAATTAAATTGCTCATTGAAAATGTCATCACTCAACTCATGCAAGTTGAACGTGTCGCCGTCTACCCAGTCAGAAAACATTAGGGCCTCCCTAGTGCGTTGTTAATAATGGTGATGAGAGACGCATTGTCTCCCTTGTCGAGATACTGTTGAACCGCGTCCCGACCGCTTTCAGCGTAGACTGCATCGACAGTCACGCCCTTGGCTTGGTCAATGATGCGCCACACGTCTTTCACGTCCCACATATCGCTATAGTGCGCCCACTGCTTAGCTGTTCCCAGCGACTTATGCACCATGAACAGCACGCCGCGCTCATTATAGTAGTCATAGTCTTGCCAACCAGGGAACTTGAAAGCCTTGCAGTAACCCTCAAAGATATCTGTGACATCCATGTCATACAGGGCCACGTCGTGTACCTCGTAGAACCGCATGATGCGCTTGAATAGCGTGCACTTACTGTCGGACTCGACACACCCGTAGGTGAACTTGTCGGGGTTTCCGACTAGTTCAACCGGCTCAGGTGTATCCGTGTCCCGCATGGCAACGTAGATGTTGCCATTGTCGGACTGAAACACACAAACATCCTCGTAATCCTGCCCCGCAATAGTTTCAGGCTCATTAGTTCTCACTTTCAATATAGATACTCATGCCGTTAGGCAATTCAATCTCTGCACCTACGCCGAGATTTTGGTGGATAATTTCGGCGGCCCGCATCTGTCGTACCGCCTCGTTCCACAAGGTAGAGTATTCCGCCAATTCGGCATCTTCCAGGGAACGGGCAACAGCTTCAACCTGTTGGACAGTGTATTCACTGTTGCCCGTCCCGTACTGGTTCCACTTCAATTTTCCCCATCCTTGATAGATATATCCCACGGAGAGTAGTTTTGTTCCATAAGGTGGATAACGCACTGTAGGTTACTGCACGTATCGAAGTACTCCCAGTACTTAAAGTTACTAAGAATCTGGCAAGTAGCCCTCAGGGTATTCTCGGACGTATAGGCAAAAACATTACCTTCATCAATAAAGTCTGCATACGTCCAAATGTTACACTCAATCTTCCACATCAGATGATCAATATCACCAACATAAGCACCATATATAGTGCTGCATTGTGGCATATACCCTGGCATTACCCATGATCTGTTATTATACGGCGCACGGTAATGTCGCTGATGTGCAATTTTATATGCCCATTTATTGGGTGTCAATCCAGGTTCTATAAACCCGCTTGGAATTGTAACAACCATCCCATCCATACCATCAATACTGCATGCGATACCATGGTTTTCTTCGGGAGTATAGGGCGGAACGTCACTATCAGTGATAATAAGCTCAGCCGCCCATACGCCGAGTGCTATGGGAATTAGTGTGTAAGTATCCGCCCCTGGTGCCCAATACAAGGCGGCGTCGATATTCCCGCCCTTCCAAGCCGCTGATTCATAATATAGCTTGTCTCTTTTTCCGGGCAAAAGAATTGTCCCCACTACAGAGTATGAATTATTTTCATCCCTCCACGCGACAACCAGTGTCGCACCATATCCAAGATTATACACCTTACCATCATAGTGATAGTAGCGCATCTTTTCGAGATTCTCTACAAGTTCTCGACCCTCGCATGATGCACTAAGGGCATCAATATAAGCGTATGCCTGGTTCACTATAACCTCCTACCAATTCATCGGAACGTTGCGTACACATCCGACACAGTAGTTGCAGGTGACAGGTCGATAAGCTCCAACGCTGCAAGCTTGCGCGTGTTGAGCTTGGGCTTATCGTAGACACTCTCACGCACGGCCTTAGGCAGTTTCTTAAACGCTGCAAGCTTTTCGACCGCCGCCGCGTTAATCGTCCGTCGCACTGCAAACGTGACCTTAGTGTCTCCCACCGTGAGCTTGTCGCCGGGGTTGAACTGTGCGCACAGTTCCGCTTTAAGCGCGTCGCGTGCCTCGGTCAGGGCACTAATCTCGGCATTAAGCTTGGTAATCTTGTTGACTAGGTTTTCAGTATTCATTGTTGTTCTCACTTTCTTTGTGGTAGCAGTAGATGGACGTAGGGACAAGCGCGGCCATGAAAAACAGTGTGTACCATGCGACCGCGAACATTAAATGATCTTCCTAATCAGGTTGTTGGCAATTGCATAAGCAATACCAAGTTCGACAAATGCTTGCCAACCAGCGGGATCTACCTCCCTAGCAATTTCGCTAGGCTTGTATTCCTTGCCGAGTAGTTTAATTGGCGAATTGATATCGTCCATCGCATCGGTGGCCATTTCCTCGTAGTCCTCGTAGAGTTGGAGGCCACCGTTGTAAGTGACAAAGTCCCATTCTCCCGGCTCAAGTCCCAAATCCTGAGCACGGTACGCGACGGTAGTGTCAAAGTCTTTGAGCGCTTCAATGTTGTTGATCTGAATCATGCCATTCTCCCTCGTATAGCAGTAGTGTTATTGTCCCAGCCGTTACGCCCATAGTCCCATAGAACACCATCTGTGCATGGCCTGTAAAACTGTAGGAAATAAGGGCGAACACGCCGAGTGCGATTAGTAGTACTCCGCAAAACTTAATTTCCATCATTCTCCCATATATTCCGTGATATACAGTCGGATAGCGTCTTCCTCACTGTCGGCATAGATACCTGCCAGGGAGTCACCGTTGGAGCAAGACACTACCCAGACGTAGCCGTCTGCCCAAAGAGAGTATTCACGCACCCATGACTCACAAGGGTTGGCAGACCATGTTTCCTTGCGGAACGCGGCCGCAAACAGACGGTCAGCGTCCATCCCCTCCCAACCAACGTATACCCAGTAGTCAGGGCAAAGTGCCTCCCATTCTTCCTGTGTGGGGATGCGCCCGTGTTCTTCATGGAAGATATCAAACTCCCACATTGCAGGGCAGTCAGTCTTTGCAGGGTGATGCAAGATGCAACCATGCGGCCCGCCAATGACACACAGTGCATCGGCGCTATCTAGCCACTGTGTAGGGCACTCGGCGCATTCATCCTGCCCCACTTGGAAAGTGTGTCCGTTGTACTCCCATTCGTCGGGAACGGTGATAGTGTGCGCGTGTTGAGTCTGGGTAAGTTCGATGGTCATTTTTGTTTCTCGCTTTCGCTCGGTTGGTTGATTCTAGTCTATCAGGTTGTTGGTCACTCTGCCATGTTGACTACTTCACATGTCTTTGTGTCGTTGTCCCAAATGAACATGTGCGCGTAGCCGTGCAGGAAACGCAATTCGTCAAGGGTATCGCCCTCGTTGTCAGACTCCCAGTACCAATAGATGCTGTTGTCATGGGCGTTAGTGCGACAGTGCCAGACGTACCCGTGTACGTTAACGTACACGCCGCTAGGCTCGTGTTCAGAGAACAGGTCAAGCAGTCCCACAAACTCATACCCGCGTTCGACAAACCATGGGTTAACGCGTGTTAGGTCCCATCCCTTGTCGGGATCAACATAACCAGTTACGTTTTCCTGCATAGATTCAAGCGGGTAAGTCTTGTCAGTAATGACACTCAGCAATTCTTCCCACATGTCACTCACCAACCCATCAGCATACCGAGGAAGACGAACCCCCACACGGCTCCGAGGATTATAGAATCTATGCCAAGGATAGTAGCGCCCATATCCTTTTTGCCTGTTATTAGCAGCATAATACCCAAAATAACCATGACAAAGCAACTAGTAAAGCCGCTAATAAAACCTGGTGTACTCATGGTTACCATTCCTCCCGCTCAAAAAATAGTGCATCGTCAAGGTAGTTAGTTGCGTTGTCCCTGACATATTCCTCCCACTCAAGGGACGTGTACCCAGTTTCCAAATCTTCCTGGTAGTTCTCCCACAACCCGTCTTGTATGTCATTGCCGCTAAACACATGCCCCTTGTAGTGCAACATTGGGTCACTTTGGGAACCACGCCACTCAAAGCCGATACCAGGGATACCATACCAATTAGGCAACATGTTAACTCTCACTTTCCGTTAGGTTTGATTAGGTAGCTTTCAACATAGCAGTCCAGGGCATCACACCCTTTCTCCAACCACCCAACGCCATGCATGTCCGTTTCAATTTCGGTAGCGGGGATGCACTTCCAACCATCGTTAACGATAATTTCGTCAACAACATCGTACAGTGCATCTGCCACCGTTTCGGCCATTGCCCAGATACGTGCATTAGCAACAATGCTACGGCGACGGGCAGGGTCCCGTTCCAGATAGTAGTCTCCAGGCAGATATTCCCATTCGTCGGGACGGCCCATCTTGTCCCATGCAAGGAACACCACTGTATCATTTCCCCAACCACCGATCAGGGTGCACACATCGTCCCAAATGATGCTTGGAAGTGCTTCCCCATTAATCACGGTGGCCGCAAATTCCGGCGACAGTTCGGGCCATACGAGGGCCTTAGCGACCTTGTAGGCGTATTCGTTAGGCAACATCGTTGTTCTCGCTTTCGTACTCGTACTTGGTAATCTCACGCGGGCCGGTGTAGTAGTCGAACGTGTAGACTCTACGCTGCGTCCCATCCGGGGACGGCACTGTTACGCGGCGGGGTAGGTATCCCTGCGCAAGGTAGGCATACTGTCGCCGCTCACCCGGGAAGTGGGACAGGTTATGGGGCGCATAAACACTTTCTCCCTTAAAGTGTTGCACCTTGGACCAACGGCCACTAGGCGTACGGTACTCGGTCCAACGGGTGACCGTGGCGTATGTTGTGTCTTGCATTTCGCGTTCGCTTTCTGTGTTTGACTAACCACCTTGGTTAGTGCAGTTCCCGGCGTGGGGGTCGAACCCACATTTACCTACCGACAGGGCCGGGAAGCCTAGTTGACTAGGGTTCCACCAATTCTAGGGCGTACTCACCACAGCTCATAGCCGCTAGAATTGAGTAATATCCCCAATACGTTGGTTGATTGTGTTTGTAACCAATGGCTCATTCAGTAGCTCGCACTCTTCCTTAAGGGACTTAATGTGAGCTTCAAGGGGCGGCGACAATAAATGCTTGGTTCTCAAACGAGACTTCCATATCCATTGCTCAGTCCCCAATCTCAGACGCAATAGCCGCGTCTGCCAGGTCATCCAGGGCGGTGACAACCGCGTCAATGGCAGTGAACATCTCGGCGTTGTCCCGGTATTCGACAGCCATTTTCTTGAATGTGATCTTGGCGGCCGTGGTAGCCTTGATAACCTGCATGGTGTCCTTGTTGATTCGCATTTGTGTTCTCGCTTTCTGTTGTGTGGTTGGTTAGGCGTTTGCCTATGACTTAATAGTATCTGGTTGTCGGGTTGTTGTCAAGCTGTTAGTACGTGAACTGACTCACATTGATAAACTGTCCCCCATTACTTCACGGCTTCAACAAGCGCATCTAGTGCGACGTAAGCGGCTTCCTGTTGGTCTGGTGTGAGCGCACTCGTTTCCATAACAAGTATCTGCAAGTCGAGCGCAGCGACGAATACACTAGCCTGTACGTATTGTTTTTCGGTAATCTGGTTGTCTATTGTCTTTGTCCCCTAGGTCGGTGTGGTGCTGAAAAGTTCTCACTATTCGTGGGTAGTTCAGTTGTCAGAAAAGGTGATATATCCTGCGATGCAGGTCAGGGTTACGGCCCAGATGGGCACAATCAGAGTGCCCATAAGGGCGGCGACGTTGAGTGCGAACTGGAGCATGGTAGGTCCTTTCAGGTTGTGCGGGGACGGGCCGTTAGGCCCGTCCCGTTGGTTGTTGCCTAGTACCCGAACCACGCGTGAGCGTTGGTAGCGGTATCGAACTCGCGAATCACGCTGTTACCCGTGGGAACGTAACCCTCCCACGCTTCCAGGTCCCGCAAGATACGGTCCATCTCGCGACGCTCACGGGCGCGAATGCGCTTCGACAGGTCCCGGCGGTGGGCGGTGTACGCGGACCCGTAGCGGGCGAACTGGGAGGGGTGCCAAGCTTCCCCGCGCGCTTCCTTAACCCAGTCGGGGTCAGTCTTGTAGGTGTGTGCCATGTTTCTAACCTTTCGGTGTGTTGGTGTGTGCGCTGCTTGCGCATCGCTCCCCGTCCCAGGATCGAACTGGGCTTTGTCGCCGTTGATACGGGGATGTTGAAGTCAGGAGTGCTTAATCATTGCTTCGACAGTAGCCAGGTCGGACTCCCAAGCTTTGCGAGAACCGTAGGCCCGGTCAAATGCTCCCAATGTTTCAGGCTTAAGCGTGTCCGCAATGAACCGAGAGCCACCATTCCACGGCGACAGCCCACCTTGCTCAACAGTGGCGAGGGTGAGACTCACCGCGCCGCTCCCATCCTCCCAAGCGCCCACGTGTACGGGACCGTGCTCAGGCGACGTAAACCAGCGCTCGGCAAGCATTGTTTCACCTGAGTCGGTGGGTACGTAGGCAGAAACCCAGTTGGTCACGTCGCACGCCTGGACTTCCTCGTCGGTGTACTCACGTTCGATAAAAAGCGTGTCGTGCTCGGGATGGGTGGGGACTTCCTCAAACAGGACGTCGATCAGAGCAGTGAGGTCGAAATCGCCCTCGTACTCGCCCGTGAATGCTCGGACCGCGTCGGTGACCTCAAAGTAATCGTAGTAGCGCATGGTGCTTTCGCTTTCTGTGTGTGGTTTGTGCTTTCAGCCTAGCAGTGGTGCTAGGCGGTTGTCAACTTGTTAGGTTGTGATGTGGATCACTGCTTAGCGGTGGAGCTGCTTAAGCCGGTGGCCACCGACAGTCAGGGGCATCTGAGCAATGTCAGACTCGTTCACGTAGTACAAATGCCCGTCGGGTGCTTGCCCAGCGCGGCGCGTAGATCACGTCTACGCCTACGTGTAGGGCCGTCTTGTTAGGCCACGTGGACATAGCGCGGGATTCATCGTCAACAGTCAGGCGAATCATGGTAGTTCCTTGGGTGTGTGGGGGAGGGAGGGTGCCCGGCCCCGGGTGAGGGGGC